CTTTGGGCGGGCGAGCCCTCCGAGCGTTCCACCTGATAGCCTAAGGATCGCAGGTGTTTGGCATACTCCTCGTTCCAGACCCATCTTGCTAAATACCATCCCGGTTGCTTGATGCCGTAGACCCATACCTTCGTCGGATCGCGATTATCGTCTGCCATGTGGTGCCTCCTTGGGTTACTTTGAAATTGAGTATTCTCTGTGATTCTTCCCTGCGATTGGGCGTGACAGGACGCTGTATCCACCTGCCTTGGGATTCCGAAGCTCCCTGATCCTCGCCGTGACAGCCGACTCGCTGACGCGTTTTCCAGTGAGCTTGAAGATTTCCGCCTGCACCTCATAAGCCGCCAGCCATCGTCCTACCAGCAACCCGCAGACTCTCTGGAGCATGGTGAGGTGATCGTCTACAGGCTTGCCGTTTGCGACGTGTTCAGAGAAGGCTTTGGCTCCCATCACGACGCGGGCATTCAGGCCAGCCGCTTGTTTGCGATCCCGGCTGGCTCTCACACGGCAGGAATCGGAATGATATTCGGCCCACTTGCGCTTGGGAGTGAAGATTGCGCCACATGGCCCGTAGGCGCATCGGCGGGTCTGAAACCTGGTTTCGGTCATCTGGCATCCTTTCTGTCTCACCTAGAGCGATTCCTTGGCGTAATTACGCCATACTACAGCAACGCTTCAACGTCCTCGATGCTTCTCACCACGGCGTAGGTATGCCCCTCCCATTCGACCATAGCCTGAAACGACTTCTGGGCCTCGGACTGCTTGCCTTTGGGAGTCTTGCATTCCAGCCAAAGCGGATGGGGCAATCTCCATATTCCGTCCGCGCCATCTGAATATGCCTTTTCAGGGAATGCAAGTATGTCCGCCATCCCCGGCGTCCCGAACCGGAAAAAACGGCTCTCCGTCTTGACGGCCCCGGTATTCATCCTGAACGCCAGCACTTTCCTGACTGCCAGATACTCCATGATGCTTGCGAGGACTTGTCCTTCGGGGGTCTTACTCATAGCATGAACCTTACCTTTCGATCACTCGCCCGCACCGGCAGACAAACTTCCGTGGATTCATCGCCCGCAGGGGGCACGGATTCATTGGCCTTTCGCAGTCGGGACATTTTGGCAGTTCCAGCGTGGGGCCATTCTTGTAAGGCTGATACCTCCCGGCTGGTAAGGGGGGGTGGGTCGCGCTCATCCTTTAGCTCCTTGAGTTTCAATACCCGGCAGACGGTGTTTCGGTGGACGCCAAGACGGACGGCGGCACGTTGCATCGCTCCTCGTGCGCGAATCTTGCGCTCTTCAATCACGACTTCGCGAATGAACTGCCGCTTGAACTCCCACGCTGCCCTAGTCAATGCGTTCATCCCTTCCCCCTTGCTTCAATCCTGGCCCGCATCACGCAGCCTCCGAGCCTGTAACGCGGCATCCCTGTGGGCAACGTAGGGCGAATCTAGCCTCTTTGTATGGCATCCTTTGGACGGCTTGTACCTCGGTTGTCCAGCCTGAGTTGTCGCATGTCGCGCAAGCGCACTCGCATCGCCTAATCTGTCCATCAGACCCACGAATCATTCCCATCTGGCAGCGTCCGCACCAGCGGCTTTGCTTGACTTCGACATAGATGGCGTTCTGGCAAGCCACCGTCAGTTCGTGGGGGGTAGGCAATCGCCTATATTCAGCGGGTGGGGCGGCTTCTAGCGAGAAGCAAGCCGTGTCGATGGCCTTCTCTGTGAAGCCACTCAGCGCCGTCGCTAGGCGCTTTAGCACCTCAGCGGATGGGATTGGTGCGCCCGTCGTCTCCGCGAGCAGTTTCAGCCTCTTCACGATCCATGAGTTCAATGGCTTCTCTAACGTTCCTGTCCGCCCTGGTTTCGGATATGCCGTGATTCGTTCCATTCGATCTCCTTTGCCACAACTGCGGTTTGTCCCAAAGACCTTCCCCAAAAAACGTTTTGAGTCCGGGCCGGAAACTCAAGTCCGCCGCAACCCATTCCTTGTGAGCCGCAATCATCGCGTCTCGAAGCCTTGTGGGGTCGTCCCCAGCCTTGATCCGGGCGCGACACACTCCGTCAAGGACGACAACCAAATCTCTCCCTGAAAGGCAAAGCTCTTGCAATACCCCACTCGCTACCATCTCAGGCGTAATAGTGGTCTCTTCTGCTTCTGCATATGCATATGCATATGCTTCTGATTGCATTACCGAACCATTAGCGGGCATTACACCGGCGTTACTTGTGACTGCAAGTCTCTTCTTTTCACGGTGCCTTGCGACACGTTTTCGATTTGCTTCTTGCGCTCCAACTTTTGTCACAATGTTTCGATATTTTTCCGCATTTAGTACGATCCAACCTCCGTTCACACGTTCAATGCGTCTTCCCTCGAACTCAGGATCGCCGGATTCCTTGTCGGCTGATTCCAGAATTTTGACGGCCTCTTTTGCAGCCCTGAGACTGACGTTGGCCCGGCGCGCCAAGTTCGCCAGAGCCGCGAAATGGCAGAATCCAGTCTCGTCCATTGCGGCTATCATTGTGATCCAAACGATGCGCGTCGAGTCCGGCTCTAACCAAATGGATGAGTCGAGAATCTTGGTGAATATTTTGTTGTACACTCGCGCAACAGTAATGCCTCACCCATTACTTGTCAAATCTAGCTTCCCGCTGGGGGTGAGTTGTCTTTGGGCTTCACATTGAAGTTATGCATCCCAATCTCAATTTAGCCACGCTCATCGGAATCTTCGCTGGACGGTTTTGCGGGAAATTTACGCCCTCTCCGTGGCAGCGACCGCATAATACGGCGTCGGGCCGAGGAACTTCGCAGGTGTTGTTGCTCCTGCCCGCCTCACTGATTCGCCAACACATACCGCAGACAGTATGTGCCAAAATGATTGGACTTTGCAGTCGATAGAGGTAGTCGTAACCGAAGTTGTACCAGCGCATATCGGCATAAGCCACCTTGTGAATAAGACTCGCCGCGCCGGGCTTGCCATAAACATATTTCGGGAATCGTTTACAGGGCGTTTTCTCCCACAGGTAGCGCTCCTCGTTTTCTCTCGTGCGCGGTATTTTGATGCCATCATAGACGGCTAATTGGGGTCGGGCCATCGCGCTTCTCCTTTACAGCAGGGACGTGTCTATCGCCCTGCGGGGCAAATCTTTGGGACTTATATACTTGAGTCCCTTTCATACAAACTCCATCACTTCCTGCGCCATCCGCTTCGCGGCAATCTCGCAGTATTTCTCTTCCCGTTCGATCCCGACCGCAGTCAACCCTGCGTCCTTCGCAGCGCGCAGCGTTGTTCCGCTGCCCATGAAAGGGTCGATGACGCTCTTTGCGTTTGGAGCAAACGATAGGCACCACTTCATCAACGGCAGCGGCTTTTCGGTAGGATGCTCCTTCATGTAGGAGGTGACGCTATACCGAAACATTTTCGCTGGGCCGTCCAGATTCGTCCATGCTATCTCGATCATCGAAGTTGAAAAGTCTTCAGGCTGCCTTTTGTCCCACGCCAGAAATCTTTGATGTGCTGGCAGAGCAAAGTAATTTCCGCCCCACACAATCGCTTCTTTTGCTTTGCCTATGCACGATTCAAGTAATGTGGGTTCGACAACTGCATCATCCCAGTCCTTCTTCTCGTGCGCTTGGCGAATTGGGTTAGACGCTATGCCGATGCCATACGGAGGATCAGTCAGCAACAGGTCGAACCGGCCCAACTTAGGCAAAATCTCACGGCTGTCACCGTGATAGATGGATATGCCGCCGAACTCGAAATATGGCTTCATTCAGTCTCCAAGGGAGTCATGTATATAAGTCCCAAATCTTTCGGCGGCACGGGCTTCTGACCGCTAGGCCCATATGAATGTTCGATCCCGATATGGCACTCGGCACATTTCGTCGTGACGTTGGACAACTCATCTTTGCCGCCGCGTCCCCTGCCGACGATGTGGGCCATGTGCCCAGACTCCCAAGTGACGCGGCGACCGCATGGCATGGAAATTCTGCCGTGCGAAATCGCATGTTGACAGTGGTAGAAGTCCCTCTCAAAGCAAGCGCGGCGCAGAGCTCCCATATCCGCTCCCTTGAGCCGTCCGGGTCTCGGCTTGCGGCGTCTGCTGCGGATTGGCTTGCGAGGAATCATCGTTGCGCTCCTGTAGTGCGGTACTCAGCCCTGCTCTTCTTCTTCGTCTTCCGGCTCATCGTCTTCCCGGTCGTCGAAGTATCCGCTTGCCTCCAGCCAGTCCATGTAGTCCATCATCGGATTCTCAAACTCCTCTTGGGGGGATTGTGAGTGACGACTATTGATTGAGGGAGGGTTCTCCCCTCATCAAGCCGGGCTTTGCATTCGATCTTATCGAGTTCAAAACGTCGCCTCACTAAACCGGGGGATTCTTTTGCCAGCATCTCCAGATCGGCATCGGGGGCCACATCGAAAGAGGTGTGGGTAGCGGAGTTCTGACCCCAAATACTGTTTTGAGCGGTGCGCAGCTTCCCAGAGAACGCCGTATCGACCACGGCCAGCATCCGGCCCTTGAGGTGCTCTACATTGCGCTCCAGAGCCTCAGCACGGGCTTTGTAGCGCGCTGCCTCGGCTTTGCACGTCTCAGCCTCTCCAGTGAGCTTCCTGACCACCCACGCGGCGGCGTCGAGCGTTGCAGACCCACAGGACAGCAGATCGTCCAAGGCTTGCTCCAGTTCGGGCGTCAGTTCGCCTACGGAGTCGAACAACAGGTCTTGGATCGCCAGCGCGTTCTGTTCGATGTCCGACAGAGTGAGGCGGACTTTGACATCTGGGGCATCTTCCCGCTTATGGCGAGGGACGTAAGGTTTCATGTGAGAAGAAATCAATTCGTCCGAGACTCCGGGGAACGGCGTGCTTTCGTTTTCCATGTTGCCTCCTAGAAGGGCACATCGCTATCGTCAATATCGACGCCATGCACGTTCGGGTAAACATCTACGGGGACGGGGGTGTCGTCAAACGGCCCATCGTCTCCCGGCTCCGGCGCATCTGTCCTAATCGGTTCCTGCGAAGTTACTTCCGTGAGGTTGGGCTTGGTGCGCGACAGGTAGCCGTCGAGGAACTCCTGCAATGTCTTGTCCAGTTCAGTCGCCAGCGTCAAGGTCTCCGGCGAGATGTCGTGTAACGCGAACGTCGGCATCCGGTAGGTGATGCGGCCCTTCTTGCCCTCTGTGAAGCCGTCGATGCGAATGGCTTTGCCGTAAACATTCTTGCGTTGCTGCTTACGAAACTCCATCCACGCCGAGAGAGCCGCGCCCTTGAAACGCAATGCACCCATGACCAGGTTCGCGCCGTCCTTGAAAGCGATATAGCACTGGGCGTTGAATGCCCCTCCGACAGAAGCAACGCGCTCTCGGATGTCCCGATAGAGACCCTCGGCCAGCGTCCCACCCTTGAACGCCTTGACGACCAGAGCGTCCTGCCGGGTGTCCTTGACTTCGTTGGAGTAGATGCCGGAACTGCTCGCATCGTGCCAGCCGCGCACGGTCGCAAGTTCGTCGAGAAGGATGAACGTGAAGGGCAACGGGACGGCGACGTTTTCCTTCTTCTCTTTGTCGTAATAGTTGATTGCGCCCTGCTCGCCGTGCCACTCAAACCAGCGGGTAGAGGGATTGGCTTGACCATTTTCGTTAGGATTGCTCAGACTCATCGGTATTTCCTCCAGAACTTCACAACTGCGTCCACTGCAACCCAAATGGTTACTGCTATGGTGGCGACCAGAAAGGCCGCGATGATGGTGGTGGGGAGAGTCACCACTTGCCGCCATTGCGGATCCACCCATCCAGCAACACATGCCGGGGTGTTACAAGTGTGGCCTCGCATGGCCGAGGGAAATTCGTTCTGGTCATACATCGTCGGTTCCGCAAGAATTAGCCGCTTCACCTGCCGCAAAATAGCGATTGCCTTCTTCGGTAATGCCATGTCCTACCTCCGCTGATTCGATCCTGCTATCACCCACATACAGATTCCCCAGACCACTGCGATCCCAGACATAGCGGCCCACTTGATGACCTCGAAGGCGTTGGCGTAGTCGAGAGGGGTCATATGAGTTCCTCGTCTTCCGTTCCGTCGCTGGGACATCCGCCCTTATAGATGGCTTGGCAGAGGTCGATATGCTGGTGGATATTGCCGGCGGAACCTCCGATGGTAAGCAGCTCCTCACCCTTCTCGTCGGCGTTCCAATCGAACCGCCAAACCTTCGTCTCAGAGAACCTTCGCGGCCCTAACATTGCCGATGAGTCCCGGTCGATGGTGGAGACGAAGAAGCACTCCTCGCCGTGCCACACGTAGCTTTTGATTAGCCGAGTGTCTTGGCTCACTTCTCCTCCTTGGGTACCGGCACCGGCACCATAGATTCAGCGACGGATATGTTTTGCTCGGCATCCCGCTCTAGTCCCTTAGCTTGCTCCACCAGACGAAAAGCTGAGGCACGAAGGCGAGTCGCTTCTTTGGTATACATTTGGGCGTCTTTGAGCAGGACGCGCCTTCTGGTTTCCGCGATAATCTCCGCGTCAGTGGCCATCGCTCACCTCACGGGGTACCGGCACCACATCCACGGTGATCTCCTGGCCTACAGAGAGGGCGTCGAAATCGGGTTGTTCGACGTAGAGCCCGCAATCGTAGTGCTTACCGACTGGACGCAAATAGAGGATGAAGAAGGCGTCGCCAGCCTGCTTTGATTTCACGATGTACCGCATTTATGCCTCCCAGTGTCCAGTAACGTAGTCGATCATGGTCGGACTCATCCTCGCCACAAGCAGGGCGTCCAGATCGGTGTGCGGGGCTGAGGTCAACTGCTCCACGATGCCCACAAGACAGGCGGCCTCTCCTGATGTCAGAGTCCGCACCGTCGAGGAATCCTCGCCCAGCGCGTAGAGGACTTGGTAAGCCCTGTTGCGGAGCGCAAGATCGTCGATGAGACTTTTGCCCACCTTGGCTGCGTCGGGAAATACTGCGTCCCACATCTGCTGTTCGTACATATCAGTCCTCATTTCGCCACCGCCTGCATAATCAACACCGCGCCCTCGTCGTCGCGCTTGGGGGCCGCATCGTGCAGCGTCTTCACGACGCCGTACCTGATGCATTCTCGGCACAGGCCGATGACGTTCCAGTTGTCGATGTTCTTGCAGGATCGGCAGATCATTCGTGGCATCAGACCGTCTCCTGAATCGCGCCCGCATTGGATAGCAGGACATGCAGTTTGTCGATAATGTCCGTATCCAATGTGGCGGGATCGAGTAGAGCGCGGGCGTGGGCTGCGGGCATCGTGAGAGTGCGGGCCACTTCTGCATACTGTGTGGTTCGATCAATCTCAACTATTACCCGCAACAACCCTTCCAGCTTGGCGATGCGCTTGTCCCGCTGCTTGATCTGGTGGCGGAGTTCTGCGAGTTGCTCCATAATGCTCGTCATCTCTTGCTCCTTTGGGTCTACAAGTGGAAGCGGGTCAGGCAATTCTCCACACCCGCGCATTCTCAGCGTCGATTTTGCGGGTGACGAACTTAGCGCCATTGCAGCGACCAACATTCGGCCCGATAGAGCTTCCGTGTCTGAATAAGACTGTATTACATCTCCCGCGTCTTGTCAAATGGTATTTGACTATTATTTTGTTATTTGCTAGGATGGGTTCATGGACGTTGCAGCGATGGTTCTCAAGATACGGGGCGACCGCACACAAGAGCAGTTCGCCGCCGACCTTGGATGCTCACGGCAGTCTGTGGTGTGGTGGGAGACGGGCCGATTCAAGCCCGGCAAAGCGATGCTCCTGAAACTCGGAATCTCGGTTCACTATGAAGATGGAAACCCCAATTCGGAGCGCACCGTTGAGCGAGGCGAGTATGCCCAAGACTGAGCGCGCATGGCCGTATCTGTTCGTGCGGGGAGCCTGGGTGTGCCCGGAGACGGATCGGAGGGTATGGCAATGACACGAGGACAGGCTGACACTGAGGCGGTACGATTACATGGGCCGCGCGCTTACGCCTTCTACCCAATCGAGGGGAATACTTGACTCCCTCGGAGGTGACTAAATGAAGTTCGCCTATGCAGACCCTCCTTACCTTGGTTGCGGCGCTCTGTATGCAGCGCACCATCCTCGCGCGGCGGACTGGAACGACCCAGAGCGGCACAGGGCGCTGGTAGCAGAATTAGCGGATTTCCCGGACGGCTGGGCAATGTCTCTCAGCTCGCCATCTTTGAAGGTGATCCTTCCAATGTGCCCCGATGATTGCCGGGTGTCTGCATGGGTCAAGCCGTTTGCTATCTTCAAGCCCAATGTAGGTGTGGCGTATGCGTGGGAGCCTGTTATTTGGCGCGGCGGACGGCGCAGAACTAGAGAGCAGGACACGGTGCGCGACTGGCACTCAGCAAATATTACGCTCCAACGTGGATTGACAGGAGCTAAGCCGCGCTCCTTCGCACGCTGGATTTTCGGAATGTTGAACGCGGAACCTGGAGACGAACTCGTTGATCTATTTCCGGGCACTGGTGCAGTAACTTCCGCATGGCAGGAGTGGAGCGACGAAACAGAGCCAGAGCAGTTGATTTTGACGGAAAGGGACTCATGTCGCCATTGGGGCGACTTCTCCGAACGGGCGCAACTGCTCGACTCTCGGCTGGGGGCCGCTCTTGATGACTCAAAGAAGCCCTACTCCAAGCGAAACATATCTAGCCGATCTATCTGATTCCAAAGGAGCGTTATGAGCATAGAGTCTTCGATGACGGATGAGTTGCGATCTCAGATTCAAGGCTGCTTGGTTGTGGTGCGTGGGGGTTAGGCCCGAAGCGAATCGAGCCGTGATTACCCGCTCACGGCTTGCGGCTAGGGGTTAGTAATCGCGGCACGATGCCAGGATTGGGTCATTCGGCCCTACGCCATTCGCAATAGCCATGGCGCGGTAAGAGTCGAAAAGTTCGGCGCCGCCGTCCGTAACTTGGCACGGGTCGATCTTGTTTGCGGACATCGCCAGTCGCATCCCGATATTGTGAAGCGAACCATTTAGGATGAATCCGGCGCAAACAGCGGGCTTCACGCTTCCCGATGAATGGCAAGAGAACATTTCAAACGACGCGTCATAGGCCGTGTGAGCGGTGATGCGAAAAGCCTCAGCCGGGAACTCCCCGACCGCATCCTTGCGCCACGGGCATGTCTCGCACGGCTTGCGACGATAGCCACTCGCGCCACCCTTGACAGAAAGAACCTGATGGTTCGGCCCAGCGGGCTTCACTGCGACAATGGTTGTTTTCTTCACTTCGATCTCCTACGCTCTTGCAGCGTCCAGACGTGATTCGAGCGCAGAGAGTGCCGCGCGAACGTTGCCATTAGCATCCTTGATGAGCCTCGCGAAGTTCGGCGCCGGTGCGCGGGGATGGTCGCTTAGGTGGCCGACTGAGCCCGCGAAGGGTGGTTAGCTGATGATGGGTGCCTTTGGGTGCGTAGCGTGATAGTGCTGCATCAGCGTGTAGCTAGGGCCATACTGGTGAGATTCGCCATTGAATATGCGGTGGTGAATCGTTACCTCATGTTCATCACCTAACATTTCGTGCTGTATGGCGCCGCCTCAAACGTAGGCGTGTATGGTTGTGAGGCCCGGCATCCGACGCACTCAATCCAGCCATGAGTGCTTTCCCTTCCTCCGAGTCTCGTAAGTACGGGCTGGTGCCCGCAAAATGGGCAGGACAACAACGGAACGGGAGGGACAACTTCGTCGTAACTGCACTTTTGGCTCATTGAATTAGCATCCCGCCACAATCGCAGCATAGAGTCTTGTTGGTCTCATCGTCGCTGCGCTCATTAGGGCACTCACATGCTGGGCAAACATGGCAGCCACATTCTCTACATTCTGGCCATGACTCATATTCGGTTGATCTAGGCTGGGGATCAGACCCGTGAGGCTTGTCGCATGTTGTAGCGAACCTAACGAGTGCCATTGCTCGCCTCCATCCGCTTGCACTTTTCGCAGGTAACGGCCCGCCCAGATGCGGCGGACAGTTCTCGATCTGAGGATGTTTGTGCGCCTCGAACTTCAATTACCCCTGCGAAGGCGATATCGAGGGCGACCGTGAGGTCAACCCCCTCTCGCTTGGCCCAGAACATCAGAGTCTCAATGTCATGGTCAGAGACCTGTGCAGTTGCGAAGGCTTTCTTCGTCATCCCCCACTTTGCGTTACGCATCATGTCACCAGCGATGCTGCCCAGTGTGAATCCCCACTTGCCACTCATCAAGTTTAGCTCTGTGTATGTCATCTGCTCATCTCCTATGGTGCATTGGTTATGCACTGAGAGAACTGTATAGCAAGCGGCTTGGTGATGTCAATAGGGGAGAGAGATTTATTTTGCAGCTTTGCCCTGGGTCTGCATCTTGCACATCACACACCCGCATCCCAGCGCATGTGCCGGTCTAACGCTTGCCTTGTAACCTTCAACGGCAACGGCATCCGTCTTCACAGGCCATCGCTTCGCCCGCACACGCGCCAACGTCTCCCGCGCAGCATCTCCCTTAGCCTGAGACTTAGACTCCCCACCACGCTTCCCAATCTCCCGCAGATACTCTGTGATCTCCATACGGTTTACTGTATCACGAAACGGCTTGGACTGGATTTGACTAATTCTGTCAAATAGTGTGTAAAATGCCTTGAGGGTTTCCGAAGTGCCCCAGCAATCCACATTCACTCAAGAGGTTGCGGACACAATATGCAATCGCCTGCTCGAAGGTGAATCGCTCACTCATATCTGCACCGATTCCACTCTCCCCAATAAGCCATGCATTCTCAAATGGTTGCGCGACTTCCCTGAGTTTGCAACCCAATACGCGCACGCGCGCGAGATGCAAATGGAGCTAATGGCCACTGAAATCATCGACATATCTGAAGAGGAGCCGATGATGACCATTACGTTTGGAGAGAATGGATCGAAGGAATGCATTGATAATGCAGGGATTCAACGCAATCGCCTTCGTGTAGACACGCGCAAGTGGCTGATGAGCAAACTTGCCCCCAAGAAGTACGGCGAGAAGGTGCAGCAGGAGGTTACCGGCGCGAACGGTGGGCCATTACAACTCATAACGGACATTCCAAGGCCTCAGCGTGACTGATGGTTTCGAGCGAGCTGCGTTAGACCTCCGCAAAAGCTACTCCCCATATCCGATGCAGCGCAAGTTCCACGCATCCTCCGCCCGGTACCGCTTTCTGGGGGGAGCGGCTGGCCCTGGAAAGACTACGGCAATGCTGATGGAGAATCTCGTCACTGTCAACGAGTTCAATGCTGACGACGCGAAGCAGGTTCAGACGCTCTTTCTGCGGCGCACCCAGCCGATGCTCGAAAACACCCTGGTCACTCGGTTCCGCGAGAAGATTGACCGATCCCTCTACAAGAAATTCACCGAGAAACCGTTTGAGGTGCTATGGCTCAACGGTGCCATTACGCGGTTTGGATCGTGCCAGTACGAAGAGGACATCTTTGCATGGCAAGGACAATGGAAAGATGTTTATTACGATGAGGTTTGCGAGTTCACATGGAAGCAGTGGAATGGCATCGCGCCGTGGAATCGCTGCCCCGTAAGCACTGATGCTCGCAGGTTGGGAGCTGGCAATCCCGTGGGGGTAGGGACGATTTGGGTAAGGCCGGTATTCGTCGAGCATCGGCCATGCGATGAGATGGACGAGAACCAACGAAAGCAATACCGTCCTAGCGACTATGCCTACTTCCCTTGTACCTACCTCGATAACCCCATCTATGCGAATGATGAGACGTTCATTGCGGGATTGATGAGCTTGCCGTTCGCGCTTCGCAAGGCGTTGATGGAGGGTTCGTGGGACGTGACAGGGGGCTATTTCACGGGAGCGTTCGACCGTGCGCTGAACGTTATTCCGGCGGAAGAGTGGAATCCGCAGCCGTGGCATCGGCAGTGGATTTCAGGGGACTGGGGATTTGAGCACTGGTCTGCACTCTACCGGCATTATCAGGATGACTTTGGTGTGATCCGCACGGGCCGGGAGTTGATGATCCAGCACCATGATCCAGAGATGCTGGGCGAAAGGATCGTAGCGTGGTTGGTAGATGAGCGCGGAAATTTCCCTAAGATCGTCGCGTTTCCCTTCTCGCATGACGCGTTCGCTAGCACAGCCACAAAGACGTTCGGCGCAAGCGTGAACAGTGTGGCGATGAGATTAGGCGGCGCGCTCAAGCCATACGGGATACCGCTTCCGCTGAACTCCGGCAAAGACAAGCTAGGTCGTGAGCAGACGATGTATAACTTGCTCCGCAAAGAGATTTGGGGCGGTGAAAAGGTGGACGGGCAGAAGCGCATGGTGAGGAACTGGCTCATCTGTGAGGACTGCCCAAAGCTGATTGACACTCTGATCGCCGCACCGCGAGATGATAAGCGACCTGAGATGATTGCTGAGTTTTCGGGAGACGATCCGTTGCAAGGCGCAGGGTATGGGGTCTATCACATTGTTGGTAGGCCGGCTGCGCTGCCGAGGGAAGAGGTAGTGCGCCGTGAACTGGCCGCAACGCCTGATCCCATCGCAAATTACTTGATACAATTGCGAGAGCATACGCGGTCTGAGAAGCAGCAGCAGAGGGGGAACTGGTGGGACTAAGTAAAGACGCGATCCGAATAATGCTGAGCTCTGTGGGAACATGGTTCCGACCCGTCGTGGGCATCAGTGTATTCCGAAAGGGGGAGAGGGGGCTGGTGGCAATGACCAAGCCAAGTGGGAATTATTTCAAGTCCTTCGGTGGGAGTTCCCTTTCCGAAGGTTACATGAAACTGAACCTCTCCGTGATTCTTGAGCTTGGTCTCAAGGGGAACCGTTCTTCGGTAAAACTGACCGCGGGAGAGGACGATATTGCAGCGATCAATCGTCCCGTCTTCATTCTCCAATTCGATCCCGGTAACTCCGGTAACGGCGACCGCTGGAATGAGGAGTCGATGTTTGTCGTCGATGTCGAGAGTGTGGAGAGACAGAATATCGCCGTCCCCTCCCTTGTAACCCTTCACATGATTGACAAGGAAATCGAAGATTCGGGAAGCGGGGTCTATGCTAGCTGTTTTGGAAAGCGTCGATTCAAGCCAGCGTTTGGTCTGATTGGAGTCGATGGGAAATTTTGTAAAACCTCCGCCGGCCGATCCCTCGGTTCTTACGATCTCTCCCCACGCGATATCAAGAGCGGAGCGGAGATTGTGGATTGCATCTCCGGCAACTACCGCGAGTTCGCCGGGCAGCATGTAGTCCCCCAGGTTGTAGTAAAGGAATTGTTCCCCCGTCTTTCCGTCCATGTGCAAGCTGGGGCCGTAACGGTCGGAAGAGGCGAAGAGTCGCTCGCCGAAATCCTCGATGTGCTTATTGGCCCGTTCGATTTTTAGCATCGCGTGGCCGTATGGAGTGTCCCAGATCTTGGAGCCAGCAAAGAAAAAGCTGAGGCGATAAAGGGATGATTGAACTCTGGAAACTGCGATTGCGCGCATGGCTGATCGACCTCGTGCGAGAGGCGATACGGCGTGAACAAATCTCGGCACGATTCGTTATAAAGCCAGATGGCGTAACGCGGTTTACTGCCGCGCAGATTGATGACCTTTTTCCTCCGAGCCCACAACCTGCATCTAAGCCATTGACCCCGACCGAACCATCCTTCGAGCAGATGGAGCGCGAAGCACTTTCAGCACAGGAGAAGCATTATGAGCCAGGAGAATCGGAACACGTCGCATGATGTGGTAAGAGGTCGCATCATCCAACAGGGCGAAGGCAACGAAACTGGCAACGATCACGCCCGGCTGGCTGAGAATGTGCGGACAAAGCCGACAGCGCCGACCGGCTATGTGGACGCGGAGTATAACCCGGCCTTCGATGGCAGCGGATCGGAACGCTGGCCGGAGCAGGATGACTGGACGAAGGCTGGGCAGAACGCCGAGGGCTTCCCTGTGCCCAAGGGGTCGGCTGAGGATGTGACGCGCCCAATCAGCAATCTCCCTACCCAAGCACAGGCTGACGCTATCGCCGCTCGCGCGCGGGCAGAGCGGGAAGCACGACGCGCGGCATAGCCATGTCTGAGCATCGCATCCTCGAAACCATTCTCGAACGACTCAACCGCATTGAAGACAACACGGAGAAGATCATGACGACCCAAGCAGAATTTGACGCCGCCCTCGACACCCTGATTGCAGCCGAAGCAGCGCGCGATGCTGCCATCACCGCAGCCCTCAACGACCTCATCGCCAAGGTATCGGCTGGAACCGTGACCCCTGCGGATTTCTCTGCGGAACTGGCTCAGGTTGCAACGCTCCAAGCGAATGCAGCGGCCATCACGCAGACGGCCACCACCGACGATCCGGGCCCCTTAGTTGTCCCTACGACCTAGTGTAGCGATGTATGCGCTTTGAATTGCAGCATAACAGCTACCGTGGGCGGCGAGTCCAAAGAGCTGTGTCACGGCCGGCTACGCCGCCCAGAAATTAGTTGTGGTAGTCTTTCTGCGATGGCCCTCCCTGTCGAAGAAGAGAAAGAAGAAGACGTAAAGCCCCTTGGACTCCAGCCGCTAGAAGAGAAATGGCTGAAGGACTTGGGGCTTTATGCGCCTTTCGAGGTTTCCGATGAGGACATGTATGGCCCGGACGAGTTAGGGCCGGATACCGTCGCTGCGCTCCGTAAGATGGTGGACGATTCCTGCCTCTATGAGAATGCCGCGTGGGTATGGGAGAAGATACAGGCGGCTGAGGCACGGCTGTTTGATCGCGGGTATCAGTGGCTGACGAATGACCGGACTGGTGGGGCGTGGGTCATTGCTGGGACGAGCGGAAGTTCTGGGATTGGCTCTGGTGGAATCAAGACGCAGGACAAGGACAAGCTCTGGTCAATCAACATTTACGGCGCGCGCAAGGACAAGATTGTCTCGGCGCTGACAGTCAAAGACCCGGAGCCTGAGTTCTTCCCGAAACTGCCTGAGTCGGCCATCGACCAGCAATATGCCGATGAGGCGATGCAGTACAAGCACCTCTGGAAACAGGCGACGAACGTTCGCAAGCTCTGTGTGAAAATCGGAGGGTTGTTCTATACAGATGATCGAACCGCTCTCATCACGGAGTCGATTGCGGACGCTCAAGCATTTGGAATGAATGGCACGACGCCGAATATCCGCGAGGTCACGAAGGCCAAAGGAAAGCTGGAATTTTCGGTGCCAATGTCAGTTGACGAGGACGAGACGCTTCCGTGGTGCCGTAGGGCGCGGGAGCTGGACTCGGCTGTTGCGAAAGAGAAGTATTCTTGGATTGCCTCCAAGATCACGGCTGGGAGCGGTGGGGATGGCAAGACAGATCGTACCTGCCGCCTCACCGTGCGTAACGCTGTAGCCAATCAGACGGGTTTCACGAGTAACGCACAGGACAGGGCTGTTACTGAGACTACGTGGTGGGTCAGGCCATCGCAGTATAGGGACGTGGTGGATGAGCCGATGCGCAAGATGCTACGTGCGACTTTCCCTGATGGCATGAGGATCGTGTTCGCCGGGGATCAGTTTGCCTACTGTCGCAATGAGAAGATGGACGATTGCGTGATTATCCTGTATTCGCGGGAGGGAACTGGCCAGAACCGTAGGGCGATTGGATCGAACAATCTGACGACGCAGAAGGTCTTGAACTACGACTTTCGTCTGTTCAATCGGTATATGACGGCGACTGTGCCGCGAAAGTTTCACCGCAAAGATAAGATCAATTCCGAAGCATTGCAGCAGCAGCGGGACGATCCAGGTCTATCGACTCCGGTGGATGCGGATACAGGGGAGGACATTAACAGCTTCACGGGAACTGAAGCTGTACCCCAGCCGCCTCAACAGCTTCTCGACTTCATTCAACTAATGAGCGATACCCTCCCGCAGGAGTTGGATGGCGCGAGTCCCGCGATGTTTGGCGGCACAGATGGGACGGATACAGTCGGCGGTATCACTATCCAGCGCGATCAGGCCTTGCAGGTCTTCGGGACACCCTACAACGCAATGACGTGGGGGATTGCGATCTCATGTGGGAATGCTGCGAAATGGGCTGGGCGCAACCGCAGCGGGAAAGAATCGGGGATGGTTCCGGGGGTTGGGCGAATCTCGGTTGACTTCTCGAAGATGGCGAATGGCGATGCCTACTGTTTTCCAGAGGCCGACAGTGGATTTCCTGAGTCCGAGGCGGAAAAAGAACAGCGGCTGGAGAAAGCGATCGAACAGGCTCCGACCATTCCGATTTATATGCAGTCGCTCAACGACCCGATCAATTTCGAGGCTGTCAATAAGGTCACGAAGCGGTTTGGGATGAAGATTTCCGGAACGGATTCGGTGCGGAAGCAGCAGGAAGAGTTTGAGCTGATTCTGAAGAGTCCGCCTATTCCGAATCCCGCTCTGGCGCAAGCGCAGATGCAGCTACAACAGTCTGAGGCCCATGCTGCTACCGATCCGCAAGCGCAGGTAGAGGCGCAGTCGCCGGATGGCCAGCAAGCAATGCAGCAAGTGCAGGAGGCCGTCGCGCAGATTCCTCCGTTTATATGTTCCGTGCCTGTAGAGCAGGACGATAGCGTAAATCATGTGATCGAAGCGGCCATTTGCTTTGATAAGATCAATTCGCCGGAGGGCCAGAAACTAAAACGCGCCGAGATGCTTACGAAGAAGCCGGGGCCGTTCACAAATCTCATGCTGCATCGGCAAGGGCATATGCAGATGGCCGCGAAGCTCGCTCCGCCTCCCGCGATGCCGGAAGTAAAGCCCGGAGTGACGGTCGCAGTCGATAAGCTCGGCCCCATTGCTCAGGTAGCAATGCTTCTCAAGGAATATGGGGTCACCGTGGCACCGGAAGATGTGCAGCCCACGCCTGATGTGCATGAGATCGTGCAGGAGAAGGAAGGCGTTGACGGGAGCGGGGTACCAACGAAGCAGAAAATATCGTATTCAGGAAAGGCACTCCAATGAGCAGGCTGAAAACCAAGGAAGTCAACCTCGGCAGTAAGGGATCGTTCCCCATCAAAGAGGGTGCGATGACGGCAGCGGCTAAACGCGCTGGTGAGTCCAACAGCGAGTATGAGCAGAAGAACAAAGATGCGCCGGGCAAAGCTGGGAAGCGGGCGCGTCTGGCAATTGCAATGAAATCGTGGGGCAAATAGACCAAGGAGTTTGACCGATGGCAGATGTACTCGACCAAATTGACCAGACGACCGATAGCGACCTCGACGTAGGAACGCAGGATGATGTGGCAGATTCCAGCCAAGCGGATTCCGGCACCGAGCATCAAGAAACCCAACAGCAGACGGAAGCCGACAAGGTTGATGGCCGTCGCTTCAACCCTGAATGGTCGAAAGCCCTCAAGGAACTCCGCGAACTCTATCCGGACCGCGCCGACATGCTCACGAAGTTGCGGGACAACTACGCCCGCTATCAGGCGTTACAGGAGGTGGCTCCCAAGGGTCTGGATGATGTGCGCCAATGGAAGACGACGCTGGACGCGCTGGGCGGCTCCGAGGCCGCTGCGGAGCTCATGCAGCGGGACGCGGACATGCGGGAGATTGATTCACGTATCGAAGCTGGGGATTATGGGGTCATCGGTGAACTGACACCGGAGTGGCAGAAGGGTTTCTACCAGATGTTACCCGACGCTCTGACTGATCTGAGCGAGAAAGACCCGGCAGCATTCTCAGCCGCAGTTGCTCCACATTTTCAGGCCGCATTGCTTGGGACGGGGATGGGCGACCACCTCAAGAAGATGTATGCGGCGGCCGGAGACAATGAACCGCTCAAGGAACTCATCAAGCAGCAGTACGACTGGTTTCAATCTCAGACGCAGGGCAAAGGAGAGATGTCGGGCGGGAAGAAGACTGTTAGCCCGGAAGTGCAGCGGCTCCAGACTGAACTAGATTCCCGGCGCAAGGCAGATGACGAGGCATTCACTGGGCGCATCACGGACGATACCAACAAATACGTCGAGGAGACGTTCGAGAAACATGCTGCTGTCTATCTCAAGCAATTCAATCTCACCGATGCCCAGAAGTCCGACCTGAGCGATTCATTCGCGGCGAAGCTGGTGGACAAACTAGGGGCTGACTCTGCGTTCCAGAAGCAATTGGGAGCCTACAAGTCGCTCAAGAATCGCAGTCCTGAGACGGTCAACAACTACATCCGCGCGAAGATTGACGAGAATGCCAAGCCTATTCTTGACGGCCTTGTGACCGCCCGATATGGCGGTATGCGGAAGGCAAAACCTGCTGTGGATGCTGGAACCAAGACCACAGACAACGGCGCAGTGCGGGTAGCGCAAGCTCCCGACCAAAGCCAGTGGGACATGGGCAAAATGGAAGCTGCTGGGTATGAAGCGACGGTAAAAAGGGGGATTTTCTACCTGCAAGGCAATCGGACGGTGCAATTGGCGCGACCGAATTAGACACCTGTGGTACATTGTTTGAAAGAACTGGGGTTCGCCTAGCAGTCCTCTTGACCGGAGACAATCTGCAAGCGGCGTAAAACTACCAAGCCCTCGGTGAATAGCGGGAAGACTCGCTCACACGCAGCGTTAGCGTGAAATTCACTTCGAGGGTAGGCCAATGGCCGGAGCAATTTCGGAAACAGCGGTTGAAGGCGTAGAGGTTGAAGTCTGGGCCGACAACGAACTCAAGAATTATCAGCCGTTCTTCATGGGCCTCTACAACAAGCTCGTTAAGAACGGAGCGAAGAAAGTCCCTGTCGGCTTCATCACGTCAGGCGGCGGCATTCAGCGTGGCGCGTTCCGCGCCGGATTCCGGGCACAGGGCGGCGGCAACTTCACTGCATTGGCCCTCTCGACACCGGGCTCCATTCCGCCCATCCCGCGCGGTACGGCGTCCACTTACGATTCGTTCGCGGCAACGCCATTCCAGTACCTTGGCGTGACCGAGATCGCGTCCGACGCCATCGCTGCGGTTGCTGGCGGTCGCGGCAAGATCAAGCTGCCCTCGTCTGAGATGGAGTATTCGTCAGACTCCTTCATGAACGATATGGAAGGGCTGATCTATGGCGATGCGTCGGGCACCATTGATACCATTCCTTCCACTGGCACCGTCAACAACGCAACGGGTGGCGGAACGATTGGCACCCCGACCTATTCCAGCATCCTCGGAGTCAACGCGGCCCTGTTCACCGACCAGATGGTTGTGCAGGTCTTCTCTGCGGTCGGCGGAACGAATCGTGGGTCGTTCACCATCAGCTTCACCGATCCCGTTGTGCCGGTCATCTACTCGACCACGGCTCTCCCGGCAGGCACGACCACGGGCGATATTCTGGTGATCCAGGCGGGCACTGGCGCGGCTGGGTCGGCAGTCTACGGCCTGAAATACTGGTACAAGAACGGCAACGGTGGGACGCAGGCTGGAATTACCAAGGCCAACTATCCCGGTCGCCTCTCGACGCCCACCCTGAACGCCAATGGTCAGTCTCTGCCGCCCTCTGTGGCTGCGAAGATCGAAGCCATCCGCATGAGGGCATCGGGCGACAAGAACTACATGCAGAACGATAAGGGAGCGTTCTGGTATGTTAACCCCGCACAGGGCGCGCAGTTCGCCTCCGACTTCTACAACAAGTACACCCCGACCTATGACCTGAGCGGCAAGGACAACGTCCCCGACCTTGCCAAGGGGATGCAGAAGACCTTCCTCGGCGAGGATTGCCTTTGGTCTACGACTTGCGACATGACCCGCGCAGATCGTGTTCGGGCCAAGGACTTCATCATCGGCGAGGCGTACACGATGCGCCTCAAGGACTTCGGCGAAGGTCTGACTATCGTTCCCGTTCCCGCGCAGGCTGGCGGTTATGGGACTGGCTGGACATACCTCAATTCCAAGATGTTCGCATGGGAGCAGGCGTTGAACATGATTTGCGTCGATCCCAAGAGCGGCTTCTACATTTCGAGCCTGCCCACCGTGAGCCTCACCACTGTCTAAGAAACTGGCCAGCCGGGAGCCATAATACCCGGCTGCTTCAAGAGGAGTGACCGCCCTTGCAGGTTCCGATTCACATCCAGAATGCGCTTACGGCCGCGGGTGGGCGCAGACCCAACGGCGAACCAAACTACAAATTCGTTTGGAGTGGGGACTTTACCTACCTGCTCTCCAACGGTACCGGCTACGAGCCTTACCGCGTCGTGGCGGAGGACTGCTGGCTGTTGGTGAAGTATGAGCTTCCTGAGTTCTGGGGGACAAAGGAAGAGTGGGAGATCAATAATTGGGAGATGGGGACAGTCGTTGACGGGGAGGGGCTGACCTACATCGAACCGCTCTATACGGCTGGGCCTTATCCCTCTCAGGGACGCTATCGCAATATCATGCGGATCATGCGGCCCGTGAAGCTGACGGACGGAACGCTGATCCACGAGCACTGCGCGCCGACGCTGCATTGGGTGTCCGAGTTCTTTCCCGGCGTGCGAGACTTTCTCGACCTCCCCGTTTCAAAAAAGATCGCATATCTTGAGGCTAAAGAGAAAGCCGAGAAAGAAAAACTGGCGCATGATTTCGTCGCGTCGCGGGAGAACTATCGCGGGATCGCAACCGCGAAACAGGTTTCGACCAAGGTGGAAGCCATCGAACGCTTCCTCAAGGATCGCAAGCGCGTCACACAGGCGCAACAGTTATTGAAGAAAAGGAGACTCCACTAATGGCCTCACCATCCGTCTACCACAGCGATATTTCAATGGGCATGTCACGCGGGAATAACGTCGGCGATTACCACTTCGACCGCAACATGGCGCGCGATCCTGAGAACATCGTGACTATCTTTACAGTCAACACGCGGGAGCAGTATTCAGCCAGCGCGGGGTGCAAGTTTGAAGGTCGAGCGCCGGGCGAACGCTATCGCAAGGTTGGAACGATCAGCGATCCGAAGTATACCGTGGACAACCTCTCAGTCGAAGGATCGAAGGATCAGCGCAAAGTCTCATCCGATGACGGCAAGTGGGTGGCGATGGACTGGCTGAACCCCGACAATGTGTTCTCACTCGATCAGGACTTCGTGGTGCAGAACCGCGTTGACGATTCGACAGACTTGCTTGCGCGCGGACTGTTTTTCATCGTGCGTCCCTTCAACCTCAAGGGTAATGCAGACGACAAGCCGACTGAGGCGGAGATTGTTCCGGCAGAGAAGCGGCTACGCAATCGCTACCTGAATCTCCGCAGGCTTTACAGTCAGACCAGCACCGCCAGCCCAGCCAAGCTGCCTCGCATCCTGAATGAAGAAATGATTGATGCGCTGAACATGTCTCCAAAGATGAAGACGCCTTACAACTCCGATCCGGGCGAGATGAAGGACTGTCCGACATGCGGCGAGTCAATTCCCGTGGCCGCAAGGTTCCACAAGAGCGAAGCGTTGGGCGTTGTTTGCATTGAGCCTACCCAGGAAGGCTGGAAAGCTGCCGTCAACGCTGGAATCAAGACGCGGGCCGATGTTCCCGAAGGACTGGGCTGGCCGGGA